CGATGAGGCGTTTGCAGCACGTATGCAAAAATACATCGGTCAATATCAGATGATGATGATGCAAGCACAGAACGCAGTCACAGGTCGCATTGGAACGCAAGAGGCTAACGTAGGCGGGGTATCAACTCAAAACATGGGAGAGTAATTATGCCAATGTTTTCACCACTACAAGCATTTGGACAGCCTAGTGCTATGGATCGTTACGGAGTTAAACGCTTAACTTCTTATGGTGGGTATCCAGTTGTTTCAGCCAAAAGCGTAGGGCTTGAGGATTATTACAATAAAGATGGTAAAGTAGTAGCTGGTATGGCATGGGGAGGAAATAAAAATCCTATTGGACAAGGAGGAGGAGAAAAACCTTCGATTGTTCCTAATCAAAATTATTTTAAAAACGATCCAATAGGATATAACGCACTTGTTAAATTAGAAGCATCTCGTCATTGGATGGATGAAAATGATTATATTCCTAAATTTAAAATAACTCCACAAATGAAAAAGTGGAGAGATAAAACATTTAAGGATATTGGCCCTGCTGCAAAAGCATATTTAGAAGATGACAATGCTTTTAGGCAAACTATTATTTCAAGATTTATAGGTGGAGATTCAAATATCCCAACTCCAACTAAAGAACTTAAAGAAGAAATTAAAAATGTCCAATCAAAATTAGAATCGCAAGAATCTAAAAATAAACCAAGCACATCAGAAATGATTATGAAAGCTGTTAAATTGATCCCAAGTCTCAGAAAATAATTATAAATAACTATGAAACAAGGACTATACGCTAATATCCACGCTAAACGCAAACGTATTGCAGCAGGAAGTGGCGAGAAAATGAATAAGGTTGGCAGCAAAAACGCACCAACTGCAAAGGACTTTAAGCAATCAGCTAAGACTGCTAAAAAGAAATGAAGAAACGGTTCAAGAAAGTAGTGACCAACCCTGAGACGGGAAGGAAAAACACGATCCGCTATGGCTTGGCAGGAATGTCTAGCGATGGCAAAGACCGTATTAGACCAGGCACGTCCAAAGGCGATTCTTATTGCGCTCGTAGTGCTAAGATAAAGGGTGATTGGAAAGATGATCCTAATAGCCCAAACAATCTTAGCCGTAAAAAATGGAAGTGCCGTGGAAGCAAATCAATGAAATAATCTTATGAAAAATAAAAAATGCGGCTGCGGCCACGAAAGCAAGGAATACGGAAAAAGCAAAAAAGATAAAGGCTATGTCGAGATTGAAATCAAGATGAGCCGTGCGACTAAGAAAAAAGCCAAACGTAAATAATAATCCTTACTAAAAGACTAATGATTCCAAGACCAACGCTAGAACAATCCGTAGTCGTCCTAAGTGACCGCGATGAATACAAAACGATTCTGGATTTTATTCGTGACGAGCGTGATCGTTTCTTTGGCGATATGAGGCAGGCTGAAGCACCAAATGATGTAATGAAGCTGGCTGGCAGTATTGCTACGATGGATGAGCTTTTGCAAACGCTTGACATAAAAAGACAATAGTGTATTTCTGATTTCGCAAATAGTTAGTGTCTTTTCTGTTTGTGGTTTGTGCAAGGTGGCTAGTGGGGTAAAAACTATTAGCCACCTTGACTTCTTTTGTTCGTTGTGGGGAACGCTCCGTTGGTTAATTCTGACGGGGCGTTTCTTTTTGTGGTTTGATGCAAACAATCGTTTTACATTAGTGTTTGACTAATGATTAGTAATTTGCTAATGATTACGCATCGCCACCGCCAAGGCGCAAACTGGTGTAAAAAACATGAAAGCAAACCAAGACTCTACCGCTGGGGAGGATAATTCCAGTGTATCAGACAACCTTAGTTCAGATGCGTTGATTATGCAGCTAACTAATGGAAACATACAAGAAGCAGAAGCCGAAATTGAAACCGAAGAAGTTTCAGAGGATGAGCCAGAACAAGAGCTTGAAGAAGCTAGTGAGTTGGAAGAATCCGAAGAAACCGAAGAGGAAGATTATGAAGCTGAAGCAACTGACGAAATCGACCTGCTTAGTCTTGAACCAGAGCAGATCCAAGCACTAGCGAAGAAAGGCAAGAGCCGCCTTCTTGAACGGATCGGGGAACTGACCGCACAGAAGAAAGCATTGCAGTCACAGCTAGAAGAAGTTGGATCAAAGCCACAGGTAAAAGCTATCCCGAAAGAACAAAATCCATTTGGAGAACTTAATACCGTTGAAGAAATTTCAGCTAAGTATGAGGCCTTTGAGGGGACTTTGGAAATTACGGATCGGTTGCTTGAGGAATATGATGATTATGGCAACGATGATATCATCGAAGTTAATAATGAGCAGTTCACCAAGAAACAGATTAAGCTCGCAAATCGTAATGCTAGGGACGCGATAGCTAAGTTTCTACCCGCCCAAGCAGCACACTTGCAGAAGTTGGAGAGCTATAAAACAGCTAACCAGCAATGGCAAGAAGCGGCTAAAGCAGAAGTGCCAGAAATCAATGACGAGGAATCGGAAATTGGTAAAGCATACAGTCAACTTGTAAATGACCCATTAGTTAAACAGCTTAAACAAACGCAACCAGAGTTAGGGGTTCAAATAGAATATATCTTAGCTCACGCCGCAAGGTCGAAGTTTGGATCTGCAAAGAAAGTGGTCAAAGGCGCAGGGACGAAGTTGAAGGTGAATCCACCCGCTTCCCCTGTTGGAGCTGGCACATCACGGCAAGGGCAGGGACAAACAAGCAAATATGCTGAAGCGATGAAACGGTTCGAGCAAAGTGGTTCTGCTGAAGATTGGATTGCTGCTCAAAAATATAAATGAAGCTAAAATTCTAAACACCTAAAATTATGCCTATTTCAACTACTTATCAACCAACCGTGCCTAGCACGAGTTCCACCGTTGGATCAAACAAAGGTAATCGCGAAGATCTTTCTTCGATGTTGACCATGCTTGAGCCAGAACAAACCCCTATTACTTCCCTTTGCGGTAAAGCAAAAGCAAGTGGTGTTCTTCACGAATGGGTTGTTGACGGTCTTGATGCACCATCTGCTGATGGTATCAACGAGACTTCCGATGTTAGTGCTTTCAGCAACAAGTTTGCTAACCGCGCTCGCCTTGGTAACTACACCCAAATCTTCCGCAAGGACTACCTCGTTTCCGACCTGCAAAACGCAGTTGCAAGCGTTGGCCCTGCTGACGTTGCCCAAGCTAAAGCTAAAGCATTGCGCGAAATCAAACGCGACATCGAGTTCGCTATTGCTTCTGCCAATGACCGTCAAGCTGAAGATGGCGTGAACCCATACAAACTCCGTGGTCTTGGTGACTGGATCGACTCGGCTGGCCCATCTGATGTGCCTGCTGGTTATCGCACCCCTGCTGGTTCGATCAAATCCGCTACCCTTACCGAAAAAACCCTGAACGATCTTCTTGGAAGCATCTTCTCGGAAACTGGTGAGATGGGCAACCTTACGATGGTCGCTAACGTGGCTCTTCGTAAAGTGATCGCTAACTTCACCCGTGCTGAAGGAACGACCACCGCTACCGCATACAACGTGAACGAGGATGCAACTTCCCGTAAGATCACCCTTAGCGTATCGCTCTTCGATACCGACTTCGGTGTTATCAAACTGGTGAACGGCAACCCAGCTTGTATGCCAACCGCTACCACCAACATCGGCTATGTCCTTGATCCTAAGTATCTCGGCATCGGCACGTTGCTCCCACTTGAGTCTGTTTCTCTTGAGAACCAAGGCGCAGGTGAGCGTGGATTCGTTAAAACTGCACTTACCCTTGTTTGCAAATCCCCACAAGCACACGGTAAAATCGCATACTAATTAACCAATAAGAAATAAAAAATAATACTATGAGTGCTTATCAACTTGTTAATAACGAATCAGCCCTTCGCACGTATGTGTATGTTGCTGACTACACTGGAATCCAAGCTAACGCTACGAGTTCCAACCAAAAAACCATCGGGGTTATCCCTGCTGGCGGTGCGGTTGCATTTGCTTATGCTTACGAGGAAATTCCTCTTGCTGGTGCTTCTGACATCACTCTGGACGTTGGCACGACTGCTGCCGATCCCGATGAGTTCATTGACGCATGGGATGCCGATGGTGGCACTCCTGCTTGCAACACTGGTGACATCTGTGTCCAAAGTGCAGGCACGACTACCTACCTCGCTGGTTGGAAGCCTGTTGGCATTTCCGCTACCGCTACGCCAATTCTGGCTGAGTGGAACGGCACTGTCGCCAGCTTGACCGCTGGTAAAGTCGTTGTGGTTGTCGGTGTTATCGCACCAGGCGACTTCTAATTAAACCCATGGGTGGCGGAAGGTTCTATCCCTTCCGTCACCTATACTCTTTCACAAACCATGATCCTTCAACCAAGCGAAGAAGCAATGACACACGCTCTTATCCGTGAGATTATTACGGGCGAGCAACTTAAAAAAGATATTACAAGACAGCGTGAAATTGAGGCGGCTAAAATCGCCAAAGATTACCGCGAACGAGGCAGGCGCAAGGGTGCTAAAATGACCCACCTAGCTGAAATCCCACAAAGGGAGTATTTACAAATGGCACAAAAATACGGCGTTGAATGTTGGAACGACAGGGAGTTCATCAAGGATTTCCAAAAGTATGAACCAACAATGGCGAGTAACAAGATTTCTACAATGCGTGAGATTTAACCTTCAGAGAATAGATGCAAACTAAGAATTACACAACTGATCTTCTTCCGTTAATTAAGTCACTTTGTGGCGTTGAGTTTGCAGCTATTGAGTTGCCAAGGATTAAGGCGATGATTAACAGCCGTGCTAAAAGAGCGTATCGTGCTAGTAACTTCTGGCCTCGTTTCTTGGTAGTCGGTCAATCCAGAACCGTAACAAACGGCTATGTGCCTTGGACTGAATCTGGTTTGGATTCGGTTGACACCTTTATTCTGATTCACAGAACTGAGCCTTATGTTTTAGAAAGCGCACAGGACTTTGACTTCTACGTTGATTTTAACGGGGCAAAAATTACTGATGGTTCGTTGAATAGTTCGGCAGCATTTGTTACCTACAAGAAGCAAACGACAGATGTTTATGGTGACGGCACAAGCGGAACAACTACATCTATTCCCGATGAATGGTTTGAATATCTAGCACACGGAACTTATTCCGATTGGCTTAGAGCTGAGGGGCAAATGGAAAAGGCTGTTGTGGCTGACCAGGAGGCAATGGATAAATTGACCGATGAGCTTATCAGGATTGACGAAATGCGTTCTACTGCTTTAGTATCAACCCGTATTCAAACAAACGCGAATATGCAATCACGCTGGGCTTATTGATTTATGCACTACTCTCTTTCATCTTCACTCGCTAGATCGTCTGCATTAAACCCAGACAAGCTCTCCCTCGACCTCCAGTTCGCAACGGACAAGTCCCTCACCGCACGCAAAGGGCCAACCCCTACGTTCACGCGAGCGTCTGCTGCTACTTATTATGGCCCTCTTGTTGATTTTTCAAGCGTAACTGCTTTCACAACAACAGCAATCAGCAATGGAAGGGCATCTTGGTTTAAATCACAAGGTGGTGAGGATATAACAATATCCTACACGGGGACACAATGGAAAATTTTTATTTTAAGCGGTGAGACTGAAACCGAATACTTTGCTGCCGTTGGTAGTGAATGGCGACCAGATCAGGCTAACTGGAGTGGATCTGGAGTATCAGTAATCACCAGTAGCACTTTCGGTATCGTGAGATCCGCGACAAACGAACCACGCTTCGACCACGCCACCACATCACCAAATGCGTCCCGTGGATTACTGATCGAGGAGTCGAGGACGAATTCAATTACTGGTTCTAATGCGTTTAATACTTGGACGCTAGGAAACTCTACTGTTACCTCATCATCGGTGGTAACTCCAGAAGGGACAGCAGATGCGTGGAAACTTGTGGAAGATATTCTGTTAGCTAACCATACCGCAACTCGTCCTTTCACTCCTGTGTCTGGAACGACTTACACGGCATCTGTCTGGCTCAAGTCAGCAGAGAATAGTTTCGCTTTTGTAGGGTTAAGTGGAGGAGGATTTTCGACCACATTTATTTCTGTCAATCTTTCAACTGGAGCGGTAAGCACGGCAGTTGGAACACCTGTTGGAGCAGCTTCAGTAGCTTATTCAAACGGATGGTGGAGAGTTTCATTTTCACTAGCAGCCACCGCATCTTTATCTTCAGTCATTGACATTAGATTATCGCGTGACGGTAACTGGGCGAACCGCTCATATTTAGGAAACGGAGTCAACGGAATGTATTGTTATGGTGGTCAAGTCGAAGCAGGCTCATTCCCCACGTCTTACATCCCGACCACCACAGCGTCCGTAGTTCGCAGCGGTGACGTATGCAGTATTACAGGTAGTGCTTTTACAGGTTTCTATAATCAAAGCGAGGGGACAGTATTAACCGATTCAATACCAGCGGCAGTAGCTGGAACAGTTACTGTTTTCAGTTTATCGAACGGAACAGCAAATGAGCGGTGGTTGAACAGATTTGCACAAAACGAACAAGTTGTTATTACATCTGCTGGAACTGAGTCTACTATGGATGCACTTAATCCAGTTGCTGGTCAACGCTATAAGGTAGTTGTTACTGGTAAAGTAAATGATTTTGCAATGTCTATTAATGGACTTGCTGCTGTAACCGATACAAGCCAACCAATGCCAGTTGTTGATCGCGCAGGAATTGGCAACTCAACTGCTGTTACTTCAGTCGGAGCTATGACAATCGCATCTATCCGCTACTACAAAAAACGCCTTTCAAATGCGAAAATACAAGCACTATCCACAGTATGATCGACTACCTACTAAAGTTCCCGTCCAAAGCAATCGCTGAACAGTTCGGCATTGCCAATGGGTTCGCCGTGGAAGTTGACGGAGTTGTTGAGACGACCCTAGCAACCCACGAATACGCCCTGCATATCATCGGGGAACACAACGGTGCTGACTACTGGGTTCTATTCCGCGACCTTGTAGGCATCCCTGTTCCTCCAGAATCAGATCCGTTCATCTATTGGGCATCCACTTGGACTGTAACGGACGAGGATGGCAACGAAACTCTTGTTCCTCGTCCAGATGGTTACGAAAATACACCGACTGTTTTTTGGGCATAATATGAAAGCTAAGACAAAATCAAAGAAGCAAGTTGGATACCTTCTCTCGAAAGGTTCGCCATTGTCGTCCACCCAGCAGAAGAAGCTCCTTAGCGAGTTGCACTCTGGAAAAGTAAAAGTTTCTGGTAAGAAGAAAGCAAAATAACCATGAAGCAAACCTACCCATATCGACCAAAGGAATCTGCCGAAGCAATGGCCTTGATTTGGTGTTCATTGCTTGCCTTTGCTATGGCTGTCGTATCATTTTTGAACTAATGTTATGAACGATACGCATACATATAACCTTATTAACGGCGCAGTAGGAATGGCAGGTAGCATGTTTGCGGTGTTGACTACATTCCAGGAGCAGTTGGAATGGGGTGTAAGGGTAACTGGTGGACTTTTGGGTATTCTTATCGCCCTAATTACGCTCTTGAACTTTATTCTGAAATGGGTTAAAAAGAAGCCCTATTGAAATTATGAAAGTTATTATCACATATTTGAAATCTGAATCCACATGGAGGGGCATGATTGCCCTTGCAATGGCACTTGGCATTAGCCTTACTCCTGAGCAGCAAAGTGCTATCCTTGCTGGTGGTCTTGCTCTTATCGGGCTTATCAATACCTTTAAAAAGGATTGAACCTATTAACCACAATTAACCTCGCTCTACGTGCCTACATCCTATGGGTGGAAAGCACGATTGAGCGTGAAATAGACACACTAGAAGATGAAATTGATTCTCTTGCCGCTCGTGGC